TCAGTAGTTTACGGCAACTAGGGCGCAATCCTCGTTGCCGTTTTCTTTGCCCGCTTCCTGGCCTTGTGACCAAAACGTGACCGTGCTCGCGTGGGCTGCCAAGTGGCTCGGAGCCAGGTGCGCATATTTCTGCACCATTTCAATGGTCTCCCATCCCCCCAATTCTTTCAGTACCATCAGCGGTGTCCCGCCCTGGACATGCCAACTGGCCCAAGTGTGCCGGATGTCGTGAAACCGAAAGTGTTCAATGCCGGCGTCTGCCACGGCTCTGCCGAACATTCTGTCATCACCGCCACGGATCTGCCTGTCGTTGCGCGACAGTACATAGCGTGGATGGCTGCCCTTACGGCGACGGATCACTGCCAAGGCATCCTCGTTCAGTGGAATGCTTCGTGCTCGTCCTGATTTCGTCTGATCGTCGCCCACCCATGCCGTGCGCGCGCGCTCGTTCACCTGCGACCATTCCATCCCGTAAATCTCTGCCTCACGCATCCCCGTTGCGAAGCCCAAAATGCAGGCGTCACGCAGCCATGGCTGCGGTACGTGTTGGATCAACGACATAGCTTCTGCGCGAGTTATCCAGCGAATCCGTTTTTTCGGTTCTGCGAAGTTGGGCAGTTTAGGCGCGTGATGGATCCAGCCCCAGGTCACGCACATATTGAGCATGCTGCGAATCGTGGCCAGGTATCGGTTTTTCGTGGCCGGCGTTAGTGGTTGCGCGCCCTGGTGCTTGTAGGTCTTGTGGGTTGGTAGTCCGTCAAATATAGCGTCGGCCGTAATATCGCCCACCATGAGGTGTCCAAGATGCTGGCGCCAGTAGGCGATATACCGGACCTTGGAATCATAGTCGGCCTGGCCCGCGCAGGCCTCCAGATAACGCAAAGCCGCCTCGCTATATGAGCGCGGCTTTTGTTCACCTAGTTTATGTTGTCGCCAGAGCTGAGCTTTTAGGCGGTCGTGGTATTCCTGTGCGGCCTTTTTGTCCGCTGTGCCAGCAGAGTGTCTAATTCTTTCTCCGCTCGGCGCATAGAAATCGACGTGCCAGATGCCTTGACGTTGTCGGATTGACATTGTGTTCTCCTGTCACCGACCGACGCTATCCGTGTGACGTTGTAATTCGGTTGGGTGATATTTGCAAGTTGTGACGGCCATACCCGCCAGATCCGACTGTCGGGGAGGCGAAAAGCAATTTTGTGCCGGCGCTGCCAGACCGTCTGATACGAGACTCCTAGGCGCTTGGCAGCCTCCTTTAGGCTGATAGCGGTCTCACTCATTGACTTTGACCTCATTCAACAGCCTGAGCAATTTGGAGCGGTACTCGCCCAGGCTTTGGTACGAGATTGCTACAGCATTGTTGGCAACGAATGCCTCAATTTGCTCGATGGCTGAGTGTGGAGGACGAAGCGCCGCTTGCACGGCGATCTGAATATCCTCGGCGCTTTCTTGGGCCACAATAGTTTTGCCGTCAAATGTCTTCACGTATGCGCCGATCTTGCGCCAGCTCGGGCCTGCCTGAGCGACCCGGGCAATTGCGTCGGGATGCAGATAGTGGCGCAAACCGCCCATGTCTGTGATGGTGGTCATCATATTGGCTCCCCAGGGTCGCTGATCGGAGCGAGCTCATAGTTGCAGACGTAGTCCCAGTCATTTCCACTGAACCCGAGGTCTGACAGTGCGTGCTCATGCGCTTCGTCGCTCTCGAAATCCTCCCGCTCTGGCCTTAGCTCCACGTTTTTTGCTACGGCGTGATGCGTGATTTCTCCTGCGACAACTTGCGCAACCCCTTCGCTCCAGCAGTCGTCCAGATAACCCTGGATTGCATCTTCAGCGTCAGCGTTGCGCTCTTCGGCTGTGCGGTAATACCGCATGCCATCGCCTTCTGGGTCATGAAGGAAGAAGCGGTATTCCGGGGAGGGGTAATGTTTGGAGTCGATCATGCCTGCTCCTTACGGGCTGCGTCGATGACGGTTTTGAGTGCTGATCCGTCGATAAACCCTACGGTCCCATATTCATCGTAGTTATTGATGAAGGTTCTCCACCGCTCCGCATCCACCTTGTCGGCGTCCTGCTGACTTGACGATTTTGTCAATTTGGCAAGTTCGTCATGTCCGATACGGGTAAATGAATCCACAGTATCTTGAATTGCCGTGCGCACATTGAAACCGTTGAAGTACTTGGGGCTTAATGATTTAAGTGTTTGATTAAGCCGGTTCGCAAACTCCCGGGCCAACTCTCCGGAATATCCGGATGGTTCGATCATTTTCGTGGCGTCAGGTAAATGGTCGAGTTGTCCGGGATTTCCGGATAACTTGGGTTCGGTGGTAAGCAGACGGCGAAGCGCCCATTCAGCCTTGTTTGACGGCCCCATCGTGTACCCCGGCTGGTCGTCGGGCAGTTCTTCCAGCGCATCCAGTGCATTGTTTAGCACCAGCATGGACGATTTATCAACGCGGTTCGATTCGCTCCCGTCATCCTCGCTATCTTCGGCAACGTTGTACGCCTTGGCCGCCAGTTCTATCAGGCCAGTGATAGCTTTTCGCTCGATCTCTGTGAGCGGCACAGGCAACCCATCAGCACCGCTTACAGGTTGCTGTGCTTCGCTGCCAGACTTTAGGGCACGGATTACCAGAGCGCCGCCTTGCCGACTGGTTTGCTCCATAGCTACTGCGGCCTCCTCTAGTGCGGCATCACGGGCCTTAAGCTCCTTTTCTTCAATGGCTTTGATGTACACGCCGCTGGGAGCGCCGGGGGCCTTGCGCGAAGCCGCATAATCCACGCCCAGGTATTCGCCCAGCCGGAACAGGGTTTCCAGGCAGCCGCCCAGCGTCACGCCTTCGGGCTGCGCCTGGGCGGCGTAGAGCACGCGCCTAGCCTCGCGTCGGGCATCATCGACGGCGATCAGATAGTCACCTCGACCTCCTGCGATCTCCACGAGATAGCCATCCCGGGTGCGGGCCGCCGCTAGGTCATCGCATGCCAGTTCCAGCGCCCGCAATGCGTCCAGCGCGGCTGTCGACGCCGTGCTTACGTCTGCGGGCTGTTTCAGTTCGCGCACCATCTGCATTACACGTGTTAAATAGTCGAAGTTGTAAAACGCTGGCGCTATTTCTGCTCCGTCTATTTGTCCTCGGGCGAGGTCTAGTGCCTGCAGGATTTGATCAATGGGGGCGAGTTGTGGAGGGTGAGCAGGGCACGGCCAGCGTAAAGACCCATCACCCGATGGGCATGTGCAGTTAGTCATTACGGCTCCTGATTTTTTCGATATTCCTGATAGCTAAAAACGCGACTTTCTCTTAGTGCGTGCAGAGGGCGATCGCCGTAGACTTCGGCAGTGCGGTCGAGATTGAATCGCTCTGCTGGCGATGTTGTGAGCGAAGCAGGCTTCTTGGATTTAAGTTGTTTCTTTTGCACTGCTCTCTCCGTAAAGCTTTCTATGTTGAGTGGCGATTTTGGCGACTGTTAACAGCGGCAATCCAAGCTCGTCAGATATCTGTCGATTGCTATATCCTTCTGCGAGACGCTGCATGACGACTAATCGCTCGCCGGTAGTGGTCTTTACGCCTGGTCGAGTAATGGGGAATAGAGCTCGGGGGCGCATAGTGAGCATGTGATTGGCTGTCCATTGAATTGAGTCCACCTTAAGCCCCTCCAGCGGGCTCTCGAGTGGCCCATAGGGCAACCGGGCCATCGTCTGAGTCATGCACTGAAATAATGAACCAACCGTCACCTTGAGGTGGGCTTGGGTTCCAGCCAGAGAAGTCGCCGCTTCCGTGCTCGAAGTAGTCGGTGGCCACCTTGTCGGCCTCCGGGCTAGTATCGCTATCAAGCAATTGAACTCAATACCGAAGAGGGTGACGGTCACTGGCCTGCTCCTTGCGTCGTTGGTCGTAAAAATCCATCCCAGCCTGCCCAGAAAGGAGTGGGTCGATCACCTTGCCCAATGTGTACATGGAGTTGCAGCGCTGGCACTGGACCCGTAAATCCCTGTGTGCGCGGATTACTCCGTCGTAGTACGGTGGGCCTATTTCGGGGTGGCTCGGGAGGTGGAACCATGGGTCGGGCTTATGCCCTAAGAGGCGGCACAAGAGTTTCATGCCAGCTCCTTACGGGCTGCGTCGATGGCGGCCAGAACATCATCACGGATCAGGAATCGGCCGTCAGGACTTTCGATTGTCCCTAGGTAGCGCGGGCCACCAAAGCCATCGTCCGTGTACCCGTAGTTGTAGCGCTTGAGTCCTGCCACCGCGCGTTCCAGCGCATCCACCTTGTCAGCGTCCTGCTGGGCGAGTGCGGCGTTGGTATAAATTCTGGCAAGCGAAGCAACAGCCAGCGCAAAGCCCTTGAACCCTGGCGCGTTGTGACAGTCGTACTGCTTTGCCAGCGTTTCGATAGCAGTATCGGTCAACCCATCAGCACCGCTTACAGGTTGCTGCGCTTCGGGGAATGCCGTCATAAGCGCCTGCAAATCTTGCTTGAGGTACTGGAATGAATCGGGATCGCGGCAGTATTTGTATGCGATGTCGATGCACGCCTTAATCGCATCATTGCGCCACGCGACAACTGCGGGGTGTCTTGGGCCTACGACTTCCCCAAGGACTTCAAGCGCTACTGATGGGTAGTCCTCTAGGGGGCAATCTTGATTGTCCATCGCGCAATAGCGCTCATACAGTTCAGTCTTGAATTGCTCCCGCCAGCCCTCCGGCAAATCTGCCCCGCTTACAGGTTGCTGTGCCAGCCCTGCATAACGTGCTCGCATTTCATCGTGGGTAATCATCTTGCTATCAAGCTGGCCATCCGCGTTCACGTAGTCGAAGCGGATTAAGTCGGGCTGCGCCTGGGCGGCAACGGGGGCGGCGTAAAGAAGCCCCTCTTTCATGCCGGACTTTCCGCATGGAGTGAAACGGGCGATCACGCTGTTAAAACGTGGCGTGAAAATTGCGAGTTCGCCGTTGCTGTCAGTCCCTATGCGAAGTATCGGCTCCGCGCTCTCAAGGGCGTTGTTTTGCGTTTCTGTGCTCATCGCTTCTTCTCCCTAAGTTGCGGGTAATTCGGGTTTGGGGCGGCATTAGACGTAACAGGGATGAATGCGCGTGTTCCGTATACCTGTGCTGCGCGTTGCAGGTTGAACGCTTCTTGCGGCGTAGAGCGTGCCTGGTTGTGTGGGTGGAGTGCTGTCATTCTGGCCTCACGTCGATTACGTACACCTCGACCGGATCGGGTCCGAAGTGGGGATGGATGATGGTTGCGGTTGTGTAGCCACGCCAAGGCCGTATCAGGCGGCGCTCGCTGTCGTCGCGCCTGGGATAGCCAAGCGTCAGGATGATGCGGTCGTATGCGCCGTGGCCGTCCAGGCGCTTGCGCCAGTAGTCGTTGCAGAGCCGGTATTCAAACCACTTTTCACCGACCTTGATCTGCTCGAAGTATTCGCGCTTAAGGGGTAGGACCAAGTCACTCATGGATTTGCTTCCCATCCGTTCTCACCCCAGACCACACAGCTGAAATCAAGCTCATGGCACAGGGATGCATATCCGTTATTGAAATGACCGTGATGCTTGGATTTGTGCAGCAGAATCCGAGGCGTGGGGTCATGGCGAAGGGTAAAAAATTGCCCCGGTTCGATGTGTCGAAGGCGGGGCAGGGGTTTGTTGCTGTAGGCACTATGTGTCATGCGACTTTCTCCCGAGGGGAGATCTGCTGATCGGAGTAGTTGGCCTTGACCAGGGCATGCGCCAGGGGCGGGCAGACGCTGTTACCGCACATGCGGACTTGCGCCGTCTTGGTAAGTGGGCTGCCGTCAGGCTTCTGATCGATGATGTACGAGTCAGGAAAACCCTGGGCGCGGTAGAGCTCGCGTGGTGTCAGCATGCGTAGGCCAATATCTACGATCTGGTAGTCAATGCCGTGGACTGTTACCAGCCCGAAGCGGTCACGGGTCGGGATTGTGTGCAGAGGCTCGCGCAAGCTCACCCCGTCCTGCTCATTGCCGTAATACTTCACCAGGAATGAGCGAACCTCCCCAACATGCCCGCCGCCGGCTGTCAGTGTCGGCATAGGTTCGTCATGGCTCTGGCCGAATTGGTTATTGCGAAGCTTCACCAAGTGGCTCGTGACCAGACCTGCAGGGCAGCCGGACGCCGTTACGGTGTTCAGCGGTTGCTCCACATCGCGGATGCCGTGGCTGAACCGTTTGCCGCCTGCCTTGCCTTCCCCGTGCCCCATGTGAATCAGGTTCGCCGTAATCAGACTGTGGTGGTCCACGCTGGTGACTGTGCCGATAGGGTCTTGCAGATCGCTTCCCACCACGCCTGTGTAGTGCTTGGCCAAGAATGCGGCAACAACGGCATGCTTCTGCGAGGCGACGATGGTGCCCAGCGGCTTTTCCAGGCCAGGAACACGCGGCGCTTGCCCTGGTCGTTCCCTGTAGCCGGTTTGTATCAAGGTTGGCACGACCACAGCATGATGGCCTCCCTTTGGATTAGCCGTGACAGTCGAAAGAGGATCTTCCGTGGAGCGCACGCTTTCGCCAGACCAGTTGGCGATGCTTACGATAAACGGGTTGGCCGTTTCCACCACATACCGCATCACACCTTTTGCAATCCGTCGGCATGTTGCATCTGCCAGTGGGCGCTTAATCCCCAGAGCTCGACCTTCCTCTTTCGTGAGAAAAATACTTGGGCATGGGATGGACCAGTCGATGATGCCCGATGCAGGGCGCCAGGCCTGCTGGCCCTTGGCTGGTTTGGCAAAGTGCGTCTGCTGCGGCCACACAATAGGCAGGCCATCACACCGCGCCACCATGAAGAAGCGCTTGCGGATGGTGGGAGCGCCGTAGTCGCAAGCTCGCAGTTCCTTGTATTCCAAGCGGTAGCCGAGCGCGCGAAGCTGCTCTTTCCAGAGCTGGAACGTCTGACCCTTACGCTCAGGGCAGGGCATGCCGTCATCCGTCAGCGGTCCCCAGGTCTGAAACTCTTCTACGTTTTCAAGAATGATCACGCGGGGGCGCACGGCCTTCGCCCATTTGACGACGACCCAGGCCAGTCCCCGGATTCGCTTTGATACCGGCTTGCCGCCTTTGGCTTTGCTGAAGTGCTTGCAGTCAGGGCTGGCCCACAGCAGGCCGACTGGCCGACCGCGAGTAGCAACGTGTGGATTGATCTCAAACACATCACTGACATAGTGCTCGGTTTGAGGATGGTTGATGGTGTGCAGGGCAATGGCCTCTGGGTCGTGGTTGACGGCGATATCAACGTGTCGTCCCAGGGCTTGTTCCAGCCCGGTGGATGCGCCACCACCGCCAGCGAAAAGATCGACCGTGATCTCCGAGGCGATGGGCAACAAAAACTGCTTGGTGGTCATGGGTTGATCCTAGAAAAGAAAAACCCCGGTTGAGTAAATCAAGCGGGGTTATGGGGTGTTGCTGGCTTCCGGTACGCTTTGGTTGCGTCCCAGGCAATGCTGTGTCCACGCTTTCTGGCTGCAGCGCTTACCTTTGCTCTGTCGCGGTATCCATTGGTGTGGCGCATGAGCCCCAGATAACTGTTGATTGTTTCCAGTGATTTATCCGCTGGGACTGTTTCAATACGGTGTATCGCCGTGCGCACAGAACGACGACGAACCTGCCGCCGCCAGGGTTTGATTACGTAGCCAACGAAATCAATACCCCGGTCAATCGGTTGCAATATTGTCTTGGTGGGGTTTAGCCTCGCCTCAAGCTTTTCGGCTAACAATATTTCGATGCGACCCTTGGCATCGTTTAAGAATTGCGGGGATTCATGAAGCAGTACGAAATCATCCACATAGCGGATGTAGTGCTTGCATCTAATCTCATGCTTGATGAATTGATCGAGCACATCCATGTAAACGTTGGCAAAGAACTGACTGCTAAGATTCCCGATAGGCAACCCCAAATGAGCTGGATGCTGAGCAAGCTGCTTGTGGCTTGGCACCAAATTAATCTTGTGGGGGTTGCCGCGATATTCGTAATTCTGCCGTGGATCATGAAATAGAACAGTTTCAGTCAGCCTCCACCACCAAGGGTCGGTGATACGCTTGGCCAACAGCGTGGCTAAGATATTCTTGTTGATCGACACAAAGAAGTTAGCCAGGTCACACTTTAAGTAAAACGCTGGCCGACTCCAATTTTGGGTAATGCTTCGCACCTTAGATTCCAGCCGTTTGCCACCATACAGAGTGCCTCGGCCAGGGATGCAAGCGCATGAGTCTGAAATGAACCGGGCATAGAATGTCGGCGCTATCTGATTGTGCAAAAGGTGGTGGACGATTCGGTCGGTAAAGTCTGCTGCCCATACTTCCCTGGGTTTTGGTCGGGTAACAACAAAGCATATAGACCGGCCTGGTGCATAGCTTCCATCTACCAGCCGGTCATACAGCTTGCGCAGGTTGTATTCCAGGCGCTCTTCAAATGCCAGTGCGCTAACGCTATTTCGTTTAGTGCGGCGGCAATCAAAATATGCATCCACCAATGAGGCGAACGATAAACCAGCAGATGCGCTCCAATCTGCGGACGGCACGGGCGCGACACTTGTTGTTAATGTCGTTGTTGTTCTGGTTGCCGTTGTTGAAGTTCTGGTACCAGGCGTAGCCGGAAATATCGTGCTATCTACGTCGCCCAACCGAGTATTCAGCAGGGAAACTGCGCAGGACCTAGCCGACATTGAGCCGCTGGTATCCTGAATGCGCATATCGGTGCCTTTGTGAGGCAGCGGCACGACCAGATTAGAGAATCGCTCAGTCATGAAAGCCTTAACCTCCATGAGGCGGGCGACGGGCGGCGCGACGCCATCCATTAGCCTGCTTGCCGATGCTGGTGGTCAGTTCTGTAGCTTTGGCGTAGCCAGGGCGAGAAATAATGCGCTTGTCCTGGCCGAGCCGTAGCATCAGGTTGATGACCTGTACCCGCTCAAGCAGCTCTATAAGATGCGGCTCCTTGTTTTGCGCAATATTCGCTCTGAATACAAGAACAACAATCTCGATGCACTCGTTCGATATTTTCTCGCCAATTGATCGCTTGAAGTGGCGATCCATGTGCTTGACCAGGTCGGTGACTACATCGAGCAGTCTGTACGCAATCTTATAGATGGGGAGGTCTGTGTGAATGGCCATGCTGACTCTTTAAAACTAAATTACTGAATAATTAATCTGCGGACGGCACGGGCGCGACACTTGGTGCCAAAGGCGTTGTAGCCCTGGCCGCCGTAGCAGAAGGTCTGGGACCAGGCGTAGCCGGAATCATCTTTGTGTAATTCAGATGACCAGTACCAAGCCTTTTTAAAATGACTGGCAAGGTTCGCAAAGAGCAAGGACTGCTCACACCGCTTCGGTAGATCTCCGCCAATGCTCTTGGCCCAGGCCACGGCATCTTTCCAGTTAGCCCCCTCTTTCTCGTCAGGCAGAAGAATCAGGTGGCAGGCTGGATTTCCTTCTTCATCCAGAACGATCCCCGCGTAATGCTCGCCGGGCTGCAACGTAATATCGGCTTCTGGGATGCGATATGTCGTGGCGGCTTGGGCTTCAAACGCTGCAATCATTTCTGCGACGCGGTTTTGCTCGGTTTTGATTGCTTCAAGAGTAATGACAGTCATGTTCACCTCGAAATGGGTAAATGATTAAATGGGTAATCTGCGGACGGCACGGGCGCGACACTTGTAGTAAATGTCGATGAAGATCTGGTAGCCGAAGCCGAAGTACTGGTACCAGGCGCAGCCGGAAACGCGCTCGTATTCTTCGTTACTCCAATACCAGTCCTTCTTGAACTGGTCGCGGTGATCGGCCCACATCATTGCTTGCTCAACACGGGTAGGCAGGTCACCGCCAATGCTTTTTGCCCAGTCCAATTGCTCCTGCCAGGTGGCGTCATCGTTATCTCCGGGCAGCAAGATGACGTGGTAAAAGTCGCCATTTTTATCGCCAATTGCACCGATGTAGATCTCGCCTTCGGCAATAGGCGGTACTTGAAGCTGTTGCATGATTTCTCCTGGGGTCGAAAAAATCCCCGCGATTGCGGGGACGGGGGAATGATTGGCGGCACGGCACCGGGTAAACCGGCGCTCTAGGCCGTGTCGCCTCAGTTAAAAGGTATGTCGTCGTCCATATCGGCGAGATTGTCTGACGGCGGTGGAGCCTGTCTTTGCTGCTGACCGCGCCCAGTTGCGTCGGCGTAGTTGTTGCATTGCTGGCCTTGAGGTGGCGGGTTTTGCTGCTGTGCCTCCCCGTCACGACCGCCCAGCATTTGCATTTGCTCGACAATGATTTCAGTCGTGAAGCGTTCCTGACCGTCCTGACCTGTCCACTTACGGGTGCGCAGACGACCTTCTACGTAAACAGGGCGACCTTTACGCAGGTATTCACCCGCGATTTCAGCCAGACGGTTGTAGAACACCACACGGTGCCATTCCGTTTCCTCTCGGGGTTCGCCGGTTTGCTTATCCTTCCAGGAGGACGTAGTGGCAATTGAGATATTGCACACGGGGGCGCCACCGGCTTGGTATCGGACTTCGGGATCTCGCCCGAGGTTGCCGACAAGGATTACTTTGTTGACTGAAGCCATATTTAGAAGCCCGCTGCGGGGGCGATGTAGTTGAGCAGGCCTGCTGATACCGTGACCGCAGCAGCAGAGCCAAGACACCAGCCGGTAGGGATTTCACTGTCATCAGGGAGTGGTTCCCAGCCGAAACGATGAGCCATATTGGGGTGCAGGACACGCACCCACAGCTTGTCGACCAATAGCCCAGCAGTTACCAGGCCAGCGAGCAACATCAAATATGCGAGCGCGGTCATAGCGCCTCCTGTTGAGAAAAGAAAAGCCCCACGCTTCGTTGGAAGGTGGGGCAGATAAATAGACCCTCTGATAGCAGCCCTTCTTGCGAGATAAAGCACCGCTTGCTCGGACCACACGTACTAAGGGATTGAAAGATACTGCCGTCGCTAACGCGACAGCGAAGGACTGCCATCAGAGGGTGCCCGCTCTCACCATGCGGGCCATGGGCCTGTGCGCGTGGGCGATACCCAGGCTCGCGTACTTCATTAGCTATTTGGCGGCGTCTCTTGGCATACAGAGGGTGGGTGCTCCTCCAGCCATCAGCCAACTTTGATCCCATGCCGATATCGCCCAGCTTTCTGCGCCCGTGTACTCAGGGTTTCAGCGGATTACGCTGCTACGATGCATCGCTGCCCATGGCAGTCTCCTATGTATTGTTTCGGCGTGACGCTACGCCGTGAGCATGAGAGAGGAATGGTGGCGGGCGGCGATCTCCCGCTTTCGGTTCGGCGCTTTTTCATAGCAGCTGCCAACTAAATGGCAGCCTAGGAACTACCCCCGCTATCCCTTCCATCCGTTTCCGCATCGCCATTGCGGAACATCACCATCAAGAAAAAGAGCGATTACGCCCACGTCTCCCCGGAACCGTGCCTTTCCATAACGCTTTTAACGTTAGGGGTGGGCGGTATGGTTTTGCTTACACGCGCTCTTTCTTGATGCCCCTCTTGCGAAGGGCGGGGTGCTATACGGCAGCAGGCTGCACAACCTTATGCTGGCATTCGCCCTTGTAGCCGCAGTACTTCATGCCGACGATGATCTTTCCGCACATGGCGCCAGGGCGGATCATCCCGCGCACCGCGCATGTGGGTTTGTCTTGCTGCTTTTGATCCATGTCTATCTCCTATACTCGCTTGAGTGGCGGTATACCCTGCAGAGAGCTTTCCAAAGCAGCCCGTAGCGGCTCCAGGTCCTGCAGAAAAAATGTGGGCTGGTCGCCGTCATAAATCACTGCTCGATCCTTATCAGGCAGTTCCTCCTGTATTTGATCGGCCAACTTAAGAGCGTCGTAAATTACGGATCTGTGGAGAACGCACATCTGCACGCGTTGAAGTTCGCTCACGCACTGGTGGTAGATATCCGGTGTCCACCCGTTAGGTTCCAGCGATCCGTACACATCAAGCATTGTTTCCAAAGCTGCGATGTTCTTTTTGTTTGCTGCTATTGATGCCTCGATCTGTAGCTTCACTCCATAGGTCATGTCTATCTCCTATTTATCCGTCAGTGCCCTTGTCGATAAAAGCACTGGTGGATAAGGCCCGCCAAGGGGCCGGGTAGTTAAAAGGTGGTTGGTTGGGCTATACCGCGAATGGCCCACATGAAACCCTGTTGCAGGTTGGTTTTACCCAGGGCAACAGCACGCTGATCCAGAGAGCTATCAGCCTGCAGCTTTTCCATCCAGGCGCCGACCTTCTCGGCCAGCTCCTTGCCTTCGTTCATTGCAGCAATCTCGGATTCCGACAAATCTCGGTAGCCCTTGATGTGCTTGTGTTGGTTGTCCATGTTTCCTCGCTTCAGTAAGCACCACCATTGATGCTTACCAAAGCGGCCTGTCTCCAGGCCGTTGCTGGGATTCCAACCAGCGTGACCGTTTCCGTTTTTGGCCGTCTACGCCTCACCCTTTTTCTCCGTAAACCGTGCTTTGACGGACTGGAGACGGCAGAGATACCGCGCAGAGCCACAACCATGCTTGTGGGTGCTATTGAGCCGGACGAACACCCCACATAGGCGGGGTGAGCAACATCGGCAGGTGGGTTGTTAAAGATCGTTGAATTAATATTACCTAAAGGTAATTAATAAAACAATACCTATAGGTAATTATTTGAGCGGATTGGGTAATGGGCCTGAGCGTTCTAGCAGGCTAATATATTGTTACGTTTTGTATTTTTTCAGGGGTAAAGAGAGAAATGAGCAGACTTAGTCGGATGACCGTGGGAGTGGTGCTGGCCATCGGCCTGGCTGGATGTGCCAAGCAGGTTTTGTATAAACCTGGCGCCAATGTCTGGGACTTTGAGGCAGATAAGTCAGCATGCGAGTACGAAGCGTTGAAATATGCTGGCGGGTTCGACAACTCTTATAGGAGCGCGTTTGGTTCGTCGCTGGATATGGCGTTGAGGAGAAACGAAATCACGTCAGCATGTATGCGTCAAAAAGGTTGGCGCCCAGCCCCCGCCAGCAATGCTGCTCCTGAGAAATTTACGCCAACTAAAGTTGATCTACCTTCCTGAATAAGTGTCGACCAACAAGAAAGCCCCGGGAGGGGCTTTGGTGTGTGGGGTTTCTAAAAATGAAATTGAATAGGCTCACTGTAGACGAGAGGCAATAAGGGCGCTGAAATCAGAGGCGTTAAAGCTCACCGTTTTCCCAGTGTAGTAGTTTGCGCGCTCAAACTGCTTTGCCCCCACTGATTTTTGGCTTTCTACTGCAGCTAGTACAAAAGCAGGCTTATTCTCTTGTTGGTAACGCATATGTATGATTTCGGCCTCGAGTAGGCGCTGGATTCCAGTGGCTGCAATCACTATCAATGGCGTAGGGGATGCGATCACATGATCAGCCAAGAAGTCTCCAGCAATGGGAAGTTCTACGTCTGATTCATATTCAAATCCGACGTTATTCGCTGCTGCGCGCACGGCCTCAGCTACCTGATCCTTAAAGTCGCTTACACGTCGAGGTTGCCGAGCAGTGGATAAGGCAAAAAGATGTTGCGCCGCTTCCGCAACCCGGAATATCAGGGTAGGTATCAGTCGATCGTCATTCGTCGTAGCACTAAGCACCTCATCGCTGTCGAACGACAATATAGATGAGTCGCCCAGGTCTGAAATCCAGCGTGTCACGGCTTCAGACTCTACATCACCATCAGACATCGCAGCGAAGAGTGCTGCTTCCCCATTCTCGTCAATACTGAACTTGCCGTTGCGGGCACGTACACGGATTACGATATTGTCATTCGTGCCTGGGTATTCTAAAGGCGTAACGACCCTGTACACGCCTTGTCCATCGGCGTGCACCTCGAACAAAGAACATATCGAGTGTTTAATTGTTTGGGTCAGTTCCATAGGTCTGCTGAAATCGTGTCGGTCGGGCTTGTTCGACGGATACCACAAATATCGCAGAATAGATTAATCAACTCAAGGCGATGTTGGTCGACAGATGGATCTAGGTGCGGCTTTGTTGTTAATGCGAGTTCTTTGCAACGGCTCAACATCCGACCTGTGTAGTCAAGGTCTGTTTCGCAAGGCGTTACACAATGGAAGCCTTTGTGGCTTGGGTGCCAATGAAGCTCTAAAAGTGTAAGAAACTTCCCATGAGGCATTTTTTTGATGAAGTATCCATAGAAGTGTCTATCTGTCATTACTTCGCCATCGCGCCACAAGAAAAAGACACTATGATCCTCTGAAACATCTTTTGGGGTTGTTGCATAAACCCTAGGACGGGCTCCGAGGCGTTTGTACTGGCCTGGAAGAGTATTTCTTTTGAGCGGCTTAAAATCTGGAAGTTCGCTCAAGACCTTGTCGGCTAGTTTGTGACTGCGAAGTGATCGTCTGTCCACATGTCCCCCTCTTTTTGATGTCGGCCTACTTTCTTTTTTCTTCAATATTAAAAAATAAGGAGCCAAATGGCTCCTTTTCTCTTCCTGCTCAGTCCTTGCGTACAGCCTCCCTGGGCTGGATCGGAACGATCTTCGTCATATTCAACCTTTCCTCAGGCTCCACCAGGCCATGACCTTCCCGCACACAGTGATAGCTTCAGCAATGTGTCGTAGGTCATACCGCTCTTCGTCTGGGTACTCATCAATATTGTCGCTGCGGATAATTAGCGTCCCGCTGCTTAGAATCATTGCTTTCTTGAGTATCAACCGACCAGCAACATCAAGAACGTAGATGCCCGCTGCTTCGATGCTCCGGCACTCCACATCCACAAACACCAAATCCCCATCATTGATGGTGGGAGACATGCTGTTGCCGCTACCGGTCAGAACTTTAATGCGGGACGGGTTCACACTGCCCACCTTTTCACGCACCCATTGCTCAAGCACATCTAAGTGTTGGACAAGTTGTACGGGGGCGTCGATTTCTCGGCCACGGCCCATGGAGGGAGTGGGGGAGAGGTGTTCCAGTCGTACGTATCCTGGGGGCGGTGCGCTGCTGACCGCAGTCGTCAGCTCCCCGGTTTCTGCCTCAAGCCAGCCAGGGAAAGCGGCATTTAGTCGCTCAACATTATCCTCACCAATGCGCTTTTGGCCTGCCTTTCCTTCGGGGTAGAGCATGCGGGAGACATAACTGGGGTCAACGTCGATCCGTGAAGCGATCTGTGAGATGGCTCCATGCCCAAGCTGCGCACGTAGCGCGAGCAATGCTTGACGACGTTGTTCAAATTTATCCATGGGCAGATTTCAACTAATTATTACCTGTGAGTAAATGACCTGTGGGTATTGATAAATTAATTACCTATGGGTAAGATTTGTGCATGGAAACTCTTCGCACCTATCTGAACGGCCTAGACCGACCTACACAAGCTGCTTATGCCGAGAGGTGTGGCACCACGCTGGGATATCTCAGGAAGGCTATCTCACGGGGACATCGGCTGGATGGCGGTCTCGCCCGACGACTTGATATTGAGTCTGGGGGCCGTGTACGGCGTGAGGAGCTTCGCGGAGATATTTGGCCTGAACTAAAGGAACCCCACATGCCCAACACCCCCGACCCCAAACCTGACGACCGCATCCCCATCGGTCCCCCTGACTGCATTACGAAAGGGGGCGCACATGCCTAGCTTCCCGCAACGCATAGCGGCACTAGCTGACGCTTGGATGAGGCGAAGCGGCTCTTCATTGAAAGATCGTCACCTCATAAGCGCTTTAGATGGCGCTGTTGGGTCGAAAGGCCTGGCCGTTGAAGATCGCGTTTTGCGTGCTGCGGCCTGTGATCTTTACGACGTTTTGAGCGCTTCCTCTGAAGGTCGGCAGGCCTTGAGTGATCTCGGCCTACCTTCGAAGGATATGTCTCGTGACGCTTGCGGTGTTCCCTTAGAGGCCTAGTTTTTCGCCAGCCTTGTATGGCCGGTCTGCGTCATAGCCTTCTGGCAGAAATTGAAGCAGGTATCGAATAGTTATGTCGGCCGACACTCGGTGTAAATCAAGCATTGAGGGGTCCTCCGGCAAATCAGAATCTTTGATTACGTGTCTGTAGGAAATCTCGTTTCCGTTAGGCAGCTCGAAGTGTCGCTCAACAATTACGCGTTTCCCCTTAAAGGTGACAACAAAGTTTTCAGGCTTATCGGTCATGGTCAATTCCTTTCAGAAAAGTTTAGTTACTTGCATCTCTAAGCATAGCTGATCGGGATTGACCACCTCAATGAACGGTAACGGCCCCGAGCTCACCCAGGCCATGCCGTTCATTCCAAACAAGCCGGTCATAGATACCGGTGATGTGGTCATCGGTAGGGCAGCTGAAGACCTGGTACGCCAGCTCAGTAGCTCTATCAATGATTTCAAAGCGGGGGAGTTCTTTTTTATCCATCCCCGCATTTTCAGTTTCACGACCGATTTTTTCCATTTGTAGTTCCCGCTCCGCATTAATCACTACGTACTTTTCACACTTTTACTGTAGCGATTACGAGGGGCGGGCGAAACGCTGAAATACACAGGAGTTCAGCCCAATGACAAGACGTTTTTCTTCCTTGAACTGGCGAGACGCGCTCTACAGTGCCGTCCGTCAGGCCCCAGGCGGCGTTGGCGCGGCTGCCGTGTTTCTCTCTGACCGTCGTGGCCTGTCGATCCATCCCGAATCCCTGCGTCGGAAACTCACCGGTGGGGAGCAACTGGACATTGATATGGCCTTCTTGTTGACCGAATGGCTCGATGAGCTGGCCGACTGTCGGGAAAGCGCACGGGACTGGCTGATTGCTGCCGCTCAGCAGGGAGGTCTGCATGTGGTTGATCTACCACCTGAGCCGGTAGGGGGATTCGAGAACGAGGCCGGCGCCTTGAACGAGAAGGCACTCAAAGCAGCCGCTGAGCTTGGCGAAATGTGTAGCGCCATCACTGGCACCACAGCAGACGGTCGTGTGACCCATGAAGAGCGGGAGCGCGTTGTGGCGAAAGCCCTTGATCTGATCCGTCTGTGCTTTCGCATCATCCGCAACGTGACCCGCTGGCACCGCAAGGAGGTCTCAGCATGACCAAAGCACCCTACGGGACCTACTACACCGACCTGTACAAGCTTGGCTGGTTCAACAGCCCCCAGGTATGCAAAGCCCTGAACGTCGCTTTTGACCAAGAACCCCATGAGCGCCAGCGCCAGATCAAAGAAAAGCTGTATGCGGAATTTGGCACCGACAGCCTGGCCAAGGTGAACCCACAGCACTTCGTGCGCACGCTAGACGGCATGGGCCTGTTCTTCACGCTGCCGACCTCCCTGAAGGACCAACTGCGATGAAGAAGACAGAATGGCCGCAGCGCACACAGCTGCAGCGCCGGCAAGCACTCAAGCGCAGCGCCTTCAAAGCAAAGCCAAAGGAAAAGAAGGGTCCGAGCCTTGGGCAGCGTATTGCCCAGATAGTTGGAACAGCCCTGCAGCATCGGCCCAAGCCCTTAGCCGTCTACCGCTCGGAGCAGCACCGTCGCAACGTCGCGGCACTGCCATGCGCCAACTGCGGCCGCTGGTATCGCTCCCAGGCGGCCCACATGAACGGTATTGAGTTTGGTAAAGGGGTGGGCCTGAAGGTGTCTGATGCTTTGATGTTCCCACTGTGTACCGATAACGCATGGGGGCGAGGCTGCCACAGCAAGCTCGACCAGGGCGGCATCTACGACAAAGCCACCGCAGTGGGCTTGCAGATCACCTGGCTGCACCAAACCCGCGATAAATTGAAACGACTGGGCCAATGGCCCGAAGAAGCCGACCGCGACGTAGAGACGTTCGTGGGGGCGTATTTGAGGAGGCAGGTGACATGCTAAGTGCATCCGACCTGATGCGTACGATAGGGCGTCCAATTGCCTATCACCCCGCCCTGGCTCGAATGGTAGGAGGCGTGAATGCCGCCATCTTCTTGTCTCAGCTCATCTACTGGGACGAGCGCATGGAAGATGCTGAGCTGGGCGTGTACAAGACAGCCGAGCAGTGGGAAGCCGAGACAGGCCTGTCCGTGCGTGAGCAGACCACAGCACGCCGTCAGTTGCGCGACCGTGGGCTCATCACCGAGACCCACAAGCGCATTGAGCACAAGCTGTACTTCAAGCTGGACCGTGATGCCTTTGATCGACTGATTGCGGGGGCGGGAGATACCCAGAACCCCGAACAACAATACGTCGATTCCCTAAACGCGGAAACGCAATTCGGGAATAGCGAAACCGCAAATACCGAAACCCCCAAAGCGCCATCCCCGAACCACCCAAAGCGCAGTTCGTTAATAAAGACAGAGATTACTACAGAGACTACAGAAGAAAAAAATACCAAAAAAGAAAACTCGCCCTCATTCAGCTTTGAGCACTGGCCTGTAAATCCGTCGCCAGAAGTCTGGGCCGATTACCTGCAGCACCGCAAAGCGATCAAAGCGCCGTTGACTCAGACCGCTGTAAATCGCTTGGGGGCGGAAGCGCATAAAGCCCAGGCTGCCGGGTTCAGTGTTGACGACTTTCTGGCCGAGTGCATGCTGCGCGGCTGGCGAGGAGGGAAAGCCGACTGGCTAACGCGGGGGATGTCGCAGGACCAGCAAGGGGGCGGGCAAGCGGCTCGGGGTGGAAAGTTTGACCCGAATGCGTTTCTGGAGCAGCGCCGCAAAGATCGGATGAAGGGAAGCCAAGGAGGTGGAGATGTTGTCGACGTTTGAGCGCGAGAGCGCCTGGTTGAAGCCAGTGCCCAAGCTGGACGGTAAAACGCTGATGGAGCACCTGTACGCTCGCATGGACGGCCTGTACCCCGGCAAGTGGAAGTCAAACTTTGTGGGCGAGGCAGCCATGTCGAACTGGGAGCAGGCTTGGGCTGAGGCGTTTGATGAGGAAGGGATTCGTCCGGTGGATGTTGCCTTGGGCATTCAGAACAGCCGACGCATGTACGACTGGCCTCCCAGCTTGACCGAGTTTTTGCGGGCCTGCCGTCCCTACCTGGAGCCGGATGTGGCGTTTTTCGAGGCGGTGAGGGGCATGCAAGCGCGAGAGCGGGGTGAACGTGGTGAGTGGTCTCACCCTGCGATATTTCACACCGCGGCAGCTGTAGGCCGGTTTGATTTGCTCAACCAAGCCTACCAGCAGATGGAAGGGCGCTGGAAGAAAGCACTCCATGCCCAGCTGGCCCTGGGGGCGTGGCCCGATATTCCAGACCCAGCGCCAGCACTGCCAGCGCCATCAAGTGCGAGGCAGACTGAGCAGGGGGCAGAGGCCATGCGTGAAATGACACAGAAAGCTATCAACCGGAAAGGCAGAGACCACAAGGCATGGGCTCGCACGATTCTCAGTGATCCCAAAGGACGTACACCGGGCATTGTGCGTATGGCACAGGCGGCAGTAGGAGAGCAAGCATGACCGAGGCCACTGCATTGACCTTGGTGCTGCCATGGCCCGATATGCGCCTAATGCCTAATCGCAAGAACGGTCGGCACTGGGGAGGCGTCCAGTCAGCCAAGGAGCAGGCAAGGCGCGATGGGCGTGTAGTTGCTGCTGTTGAGCTGGGGAGGCGTCGCTTTATCGGTGGGGACCGCGTCCCCGTGAAAGTGACTTTCATGTCGCCAGATCGCAGAGGGCGCGACCTGGACAACCTGCTGGCCTGCATCAAGCCGCAGATCGATGGTATTGCCAAGGCACTCGGGATTGATGACAGGCGGTTCAGGCCGCTGGTGGTGGACGATGGCGTGGATCCAGCCAAGCGCGGGTATTTGAAGATTGAAGTGGGGGAATTATGAAGACAAGGCTGGAGATACTGCTGGGCGAGTGGGGCTGCTGGAAACAGCAGGAGAACGTCCGTGCGCTGGGGCTGCCTCCTGGCTCTGTCTATTCACGGGAGCGCGTGGATGGCGTGCAAATGCTGGAGCCGAGCGTGCTACTGGTAGATGACGATCTCATGCGTGTGGACCGTGCGGTGGATGCGCTCCATCCCGACATGAAGGTCGTCGTGATCGCCCACTATATTTGGCAAGGGCTGGTCAAGGTCAAGGCTGACCGATTGGGTATTTCTCGCACGGTCTACTACCGCCACATCGAGTTCGCCCACAAGCAGTTGGCGTCCACGCTGGGCGGAGCCTATAGCCAAGGCTATGAGCAGAACTATTTTGTCCCCACACATTGTTTAAGTGTGGGGACACAAGTACTATAAATCCCGTAGGCTGGATATTGCTCAGCCTGAAGGATCTGGAAATAAGCCCCTTCATTATCGACGGGGTTTTTTTATGTCTGTAATTTGCGCCATAATCCCCTTTTCCACGAGGAGAGAGTGCGTAATGAAATCACGATATATATCGTCAATGTTGTTGGCCTCCGTATTTTTGGCTTCCAATGTTTCCGCCATGCAGTTGACTAAAGCGCAGCTGGATAAAGGTATTAAGAAGTACATGAAAGAAGTGCCTCAGTGCCAGGCAATTAAAGTCATAGCTGATCAGCAGGTTGGTGAGTCTTGGTTCTACACGCTCAGGGGGAATGTTGATGTAGATATTGTTGTCGGCCTTGAGGGTGGGCGAGTTCAGCGGATAGAGGCTATAAGCGCCGACAGAAATGATGGCGCTATGCGCGACATGATGTGCTTGACAGTCGGCTTGATGCGTGGAATTCAGCCTGAATATGTGTCTATTGAAGACGCATTGAAGGAAGGGACTCACCTTTGGAGTGGCGCGGCACAAAAGCCTTTTAAGAAAGCGTTTTATTTCGATACCTTTACGGCAAAACTAACGCCTCTTTCGCTTGTTGTTGAGTAGCGATACCTCTTTTAATAAGCCCCAACAAGCGAATGCCTGTCGGGGTTTTTCTTTTGGTAATGACTTATGCCCAGACGGCCCCAGCGACCATGTCGGATGGCCGGGTGCGGCACTCTGCATCGCAATGCGAACGGCTTTTGTGAAAACCATTCGCATTGCGCAAAGCAGTGGCGGAAGGGGCCGAAAGAGTCTGGGCGCGGTGGTAGGTCTTGGCGGCGTAGGCGTGACTACATTTTGATAAGGGATGGCGGGCTCTGCCAGTGTGAGGCTTGCCAGGCGCTGGGTAGCCCGCTTCCAGCAGACGAGGTGGACCATGTGATTCCTGTCTCGCAGGGCGGGACCGATGCACATGACAACCTTCGTGCAATCAATGCGGATTGCCATCGAAAGAAGTCTCAGCGGGAGGCGCTGGCCGCGCGGCGGGTCAGGGCAGGCGGGGCCGGAAATGGCCGGGGAAGCGGCTCGCGGGGGTAGGGGGGGTAGGAGCCAGAAAATGATTTTTCTGGACACCTGCCGCCTAGTCAAATTTTTAGAGCCGCGAAAAATGAAATTTAGGAGTTGGCCCGATGGCAGGCGTTCCTGGCCGGTCTGGCCGCAAACCTAAACCCACTGAGCGCAAGGTCGCAGCGGGCAATCCCGGCAAGCGGGTGCTCAACAAGGATGCGCCCGAGTTTGGCGCGGTAATCAATATTGATCCGCCTGAGTGGATGGCCGATGAAGGGCGGAATCTCTGGCTGCACTTGGCGCCATTACTGTGCAAGCAGCAGGTACTGCAAGCTACCGATATTCAGAATTTGGAACTGTACTGCGCCGCTTATGGTCGGTTTCGGGAGGCGCAACGGCATATTGCGGAGCATGGCATTACGGTGCTGGGCGCCCAGGGCGGGGTAGTAAAGAACCCGGCTGCGACAGTGATCAATGAGGCAGCGCGGCAGATGGCCACGTTTGGTTCGCTGCTGGGCCTTGACCCGTCAAGTCGCCAGCGGCTGCTGGGGCCGAAGAAGCGTACCGCCGGCGATGAGCTGGCAGCAATTTTGGAAATGTGACATGGCAACAGGAAGATTCCCCCGAGTTGCCCAGGCGCAGAAGTTCGCCCGCGATGTGGTGCGGGGTGTCATTCCGTGCTGCCGATTCATTAAGTTGGCGTGCCAGCGACATTTGGCTGATGTGGCCAAGAGCAAGGATCGTGACTACCCCTACCGATTCGACCAGGGCAAGGCCGAGAAGAAGCTGCGGTTTATCGAGTTCCTGCCCCACACCAAAGGGGAGTGGGCGCGCCAGCGCAAGAAGATCACGCTGGAGCCCTGGCAACTTTTCGGCCTGGCCTGCACGTTTGGCTGGGTACGCAAGAAAGACGGCATGCGCCGATTCCGTGAATCGTATTGGGAGGTCCCGCGCAAGAACGGCAAAAGCGTCATTGCCGCTGGCGTCGGCCTTGGCATGTTTTGCGCTGATGGTGAGTTCGGCGCGGAGGTGTACAGCGGTGCCACCACGGAGAAACAGGCTTGGGAGGTTTTCCGGCCCGCACGGCTGATGGTCAACCGCACGGCTGAACTGAAGGATTTGCTGGGCATTGAGGTCAATGCGGGTAACTTGAACCGCCCCGATGACGGAAGCCGGTTTGAGCCCATCATTGGCAATCCTGGCGACGGGTCGTCCCCATCATGCGCGATTGTGGACGAGTACCACGAACATGATGCCGACGACCTGTATGTGACGATGCAGACAGGTATGGGCGCGCGCCGCCAGCCGCTGATGTTCATCATCACGACGGCGGGCGCCAACATCGCCGGCCCTTGCTATGACAAGCGCCAGGAAGTGATTGAGATGCTCGAAGGCCTAGTGCCGAATGACGAGCTGTTCGGCTGGATCTGGACCATTGATGAAGATGACGACTGGATGGATCCGAAGGTGTTGGCCAAGGCCAATCCAAACATCGGCATTTCGGTGTTTCAGGATTATTTGGAGTCGCAGCAGCAACAGGCCATACGCCGTGCTCGGTTTGCCAGTACGTTCAAGAACAAGCATTTGAACGTATGGACGGCAGCCAAGTCGGGGTTCTTCAATATGGCTCGCTTCGGTGCCGATCCATGCTTGGATCGTAGCCTGTCACTTGATCAATTTCGGGGGCAGAGGTGCTCTCTGGGATTGGACTTGGCGGCAAAGATTGACTTAACCGCAATGGTCAAGCTCTTTTGGGAGGATCGACCTTGGAAAGACCCAAAGTCAGGCGAGGTCCGAAATCGGAGGCATTACTTCTGTATTGACCCGGTGTTTTGGGTGCCTGAAGACACGATTCAAAATACCGAGAATCGACGAATGGCAGATCGCTACCAATCCTGGGCGGCTTCTGGTCACCTGATTGCGACGCCTGGAGCAGAAATCGACTATCGGGATGTGCTGGCTGAGGCGCTGGAGGTAAACCAGCTTGCTCCGGTTGAGTCTAGTCCAATAGACCCGCACGGCGCGGCGAATCTGTCGCACCAGCTCGATGACGAAGGGCTTAGCCCGATCATCATCACACAGAACTACACCAACATGGCCGACCCCATGAAGGAGCTGGAAGCTGCAATTTTGGCGGGCCGCTTTCATCACGATGGGCATCCCATCATGACTTGGTGTGTCGGTAATGTGGTAGCCAGGCATATGCCCGGCAGTGACGACATCATGCGTCCAATCAAGCAGCACCCTGACAACAAAATTGACGGAGCGGTAGCCCTAATTATGGCGATCGGTCGCGCTATGGTTTCGTCGGGGAAGCGGCATGTGAGTATTTACGAACAAGGGGCAACGATATGAACGTGAAAGAAAAATTCGCTTTGGCTGCTATGGGAGCTGGTTTTTCATCGTTGGTGGGCGGCGTGGCGGCCTTCAGCCCTCCTGCTGCTGCAGTTGTCGGTGGCTTGCTCTTAATTGCATTCGGCATTGCATTGGACCGTCATGCTGTTTAAGAAATCGACGGTAGATACAGGTGCGCTGGCGGGATGGGTTTCAGGCCTTTTGGGCGGGTCGAAATCGACATCGGGGCAATTGGTGAATCATGAAACCGCGCTTTCGATTCCCGTGTTGCAAAACTGCGTATCTCTGCTGGCTGAGAGCGTTGCTCAGATGCCCCTAGAGCTATATCGGCGAAAGCCTGATGGCGGTCGTGAGGCGGCTGTGGCTCACCCTCTTTACGACATTCTGAGGTATCAGCCTAACGGGTGGCAGACGCCGTTTGAATTTCGTGAGTGCGGGCAGTTGAGCGCTGGGCTGCGAGGTAACTCATACAGTTACATAGAGCGGGACGCCAGGGGGCGGATCCAGGCTCTGTACCCACTTGATGCAGGCAAAGTTACAGTTCTGCGGGGCGGTGATCTGCAGCCGTATTATCGCATTGGGTCAGGCGACCCTTTGCCGCAGCGCCTAATACATCATATGCGATGGATTTCGTTGGACAGCTATGTGGGCCTATCGCCAATAGCGCTTCATGCCAATTCAGTTGGATATACCCTAGCGCTCTCGGAGTATTCCGCAAAGTCATTTTTGAATGGAACGGCATTATCGGGAGTCCTTGAGCGGCCAGCCGAAGCTCCGCCATTCAAAGACCAGAAGACGGCGGATGCGATCACAAGCGAATGGCAGGAGCGATTTGGGGGGGCCAGTAATAGAGGCAAAATCGCCCTATTGCAGGAGGGCATGACGTTCCGGCCGCTGACCATGAGCAATGTTGACGCAGAGCTCATCAGCATGCTGAAGCTATCAGATTCGGATACGGCTCGTATATATAAGATCCCGCTCCCAATGGTGGGAACCCTGGAGGGGGCGACATACAACAACGTTGAAAACTTACAAATCCAGTTTGTCATTTACGCACTCATGCCTTGGCTTCGCAGGCATGAGCAGGCAATGCAGCGGGATTTTTTGAGCCCCGGCGAGCGTAACGAATACTACATCGAGTTCAATATTGGCGGGTTGTTGCGAGGCAATCAAGAGGCGCGTTACAAGGCCTACGCCGTCGGGCGTCAATGGGGGTGGCTCTCAATCAATGACATTCGTCGCCTGGAGAACATGCCTCCAGTCGTAGGAGGCGATGTCTATCTTCAGCCATTGAACATGGTTGACGCGGCAAGCTCCAGCGCAGGTAGTTCTCCAAGTGAGCCTGATCCCAAGGCGGTCGCCGCCATAGCAGAGGCAATGAAATGAAAAACCACCACCGGCTTGCGAGCCTGATTTTTAATACACCTCAAATGGTGCGTGACGATATGTTGAATATGGCGGTTCATTGGGCAAACCAATCCATGAACCTTAATATCCTCAACGTCGGCATGTCCCCAGCTGTTAACGCCTGGTATGACGATGAGCCCGTTTCGGCGGGCCCAACTCCGGAAGAGCGTCGACTGCAAGTCGCTCAGGAGATGGGTGTTTACATTATGCCGATTTATGGCGTCCTTGTTTCTCGCTCTGCACACATGAATTTGTGTGAAACCATGACGAGCTACGAGGACCTTCGTCGCATGCTCAATCAAGCTCTTTCTGACCCGGCGGTAGAGCATATCGTCATGGATATTGATAGCCCAGGCGGGTCTGCGACTGGCTGCATGGAGCTCTCGGAGGAGATTTTTGCGGCTCGCGCGGTTAAGCCCATCACTGCAATCTCGAATTTTGGCGCCTATTCGGCTGCTTATGCCTTGGCGTCTTCAGCGTCGGAGGTGATCGTTTCGCGAAGCTCCGGTGTCGGTTCAATTGGTGTAATTGCCCGGCATGTGGACATGAGCAAACGGCACGAGCAGGCTGGCATCAAAATCACAACGGTGTTTGCTGGCGCACGTAAGAATGACCTGTCTAGTGAAGCGCCCATTACGGATGAGGCATATTCCTGGTTGACAGATCTGGTGCAGAAAAACTACGACGCCTTTGTTCAAACGGTGTCGCGTAACCGCGGGCTGAGCGCGGCCGATGTCATGCAAACGGAGGCGGGAGTTTTCTTTGGTCAGGACGCAGTGTCCATTGGGTTGGCAGATCGAGTGGAGACCCCGCAAGCGGCTATCAATCGTATTGCTGCTCAAGTTGCAGCGCGTCGATCTAGCGTAAATCGTATCTCTGCCCGAGCAGCTGCGATGAATTTACAAAATTGCATTTAGCCGCGTTCGCGTCTAAGGCCAATTGCCGCCCTTTGAGGCGGTTTTTTTATAGGAGCCAACAAATGGCTAAGAAGGTACACGAACTGCGTAGCGAACGCGCCGCGATCAATGATCAAGTTCAAGCGCTGGCTGCGATTGAAGCAAGCGGCGAGCAGCTTAGCGCAGACCAGCAAGCTCAATTTGCCGATTTGCAAAGCAAGTTTAGCGAATTGACCGCGCAGATTGAACGAGCTGAAACGGCGGAGCGGATGGCCGCTGCGGCTGCTTTGCCTGTTGAGAGCCATGCCAATCCCATCCGCACCGTGCCAGCGAGCCCCAAGGAGCCTGAAGCAAAAGGGGCCGGCATGGCAAAAATGGTGCTCGCTCTTGCTGCGGCACAAGGCAATCACCGTGAAGCCGCGCAGATCGCTATGGAACGTGGTTACGGTGAGCATATTGCGGCATCGCTGAACACACTCACTGCTGGAGCGGGCGGCGTGCTTGTGCCAACCAACCTTTCCAGCGAAGTGATTGAGCTGTTGCGGCCTAAGTCCGTCGTTCGTCGTCTGGGCGCGCGTTCCCTGCCTTTGAATAACGGCAACATCACCTTGCCTCGTCTCAAGGGCGGTGCGGTTGTCGGCTACATCGGCTCGGACTCGGACATCCCCGTGACGAATCAGGAATTCGATGATCTGAAGCTGTCTGGTAAGAAGTTGACGGCACTGGTGCCTATCTCGAACGATCTGCTGGCCACCTCGTCGTCCAGTCCCGGTGTCGATGCAATTGTGGTCGGCGACCTCACCGCAGCTATCGCTGCACGAGAGGACAAGGCGTTCATTCGTGACGACGGTCAATCGAGCAATCCCAAAGGCTTGCGTTATTGGGCGCCGACGGCCAATGTCTATCCGGCATCGCAGGCTGAGCCGACTATTGCCCAGGTGTCTCTTGAACTGAACAAGCTCGTTCTGGTGCTGGAGGCCGCAGATGCAAATATGTCTGCGGCCGGCTGGATCATGGCGCCTCGCACCAAGCGATTCCTTCAGGCTATGCGTGATGGGAACGGCAACAAGGTTTACCCGGAGCTGGACGCGGGCATGCTGATGGGCTATCCAGTTGGCCTGACTACTCAGGTGCCTGTGAACCTTGCAGTGGGTTCTGGCCCAGAGGCGCCGACGAACGGCTCCGAAATTTACTTCGCGGATTTTGGAGACTGCTTTATTGGTGAAGAAGAGCAGCTGATTATCGACTACTCGAAGGAAGCGACCTACAAGGACTCTTCCGGCAACGTGGTTTCCGCTTTCCAGCGCGACCAAACGCTGGTTCGCGTAATTGCAAAGCACGATTTTGGCCCTCGCCACGCCGAGTCCGTTGCGGTGCTCACGCAGGTGCAGTGGGGCAAGTAAATCATCGGCCCGCGCTTTGATAGGCGGGCGATTTTTTAAGGAGTCAGTGATGCAAATTGAATTTGTGAAGAACTGCGGCCCTTATAGCCCCGGTGATGTCGCGGGATTTGGCCGGCTCGTCGCCGAGGATTTGGTCGCAAGCGGTGTCGCAGTTGTGAAGCAATGGGACGATGCCCCAACGCCTGATGTTACGGCGGGTGACGCCAACGACGATATGAAGCCGTCAGCCGGCCGTAGTCGTCGCAAGCCATGATTTCCGTAGTTTCCTACCTTGCTCAAGAGCCGCTGACCGTGGGCGAGGTGAAGCGTTACTCGCGTATTGATGAGGATGCGGAAGATGGGCTTATCGAACAACAAATTATTCCAGCAGCACGGGCTCTGGCTGAAACGCGCACCGGATCGATCATCCGCCGGGGGCGATTCGCGGAAAAAATTACGCTTGGGTCAGCCCTGTCGGTTGGTGCCGTGACTTTGGTCGAGACAGTTGTAGTCGATGGTGAGTCCGTTGCTTTTGAAGCAATCGAGAAGGGGCGCCGAACCGTCGTTCTTGGACAGGCAAGCGCCCCTAAAGAGGCGGTAGTCACCTTTCTAGCTGGAGTCGACATTTCCCATTACCCCGGCGTGCGGGACTGGCTGCTGTTGACCTGCGGCTGGATGTATCGGAATCGCGAGCTCATGTTGACTGGCTCATCAGCAGTGAACGAAATGCCCCGTTTGTATGTCGATTCGTTGCTCGTGCCGCTGTCACTGCCTCCTGCGTTCTGACACCGATTTATTTAGGAGGGAACTTATGGTGGCGAAACTTGGTTTCCCGGAGCCTACAGCTGGTGAGCTGAGTAAACGCGTTCAGATTCGATTGTGCCGGGACCAGCCGGTCGGTTGGTCGGGTGTGGCAGAACAACGTCTGGACCCGATACGTCGCTGGGCAGCGTTGACGCCGGTTGGAACTGCTGTCTGGACTGCTACGGCACAGACGGACGAACGAATAACCCATCGTTGTCTTTTGCGTTATCTGGATGGCATTACCAATCAGCACGAGATTTTCTATGCCGGCAGAGTTTACCGGGTGCGGCGGGTCGCCCCGCTGCGTGGGGAGCGTCAGTTTTTGGTGCTCGATCTTGAAGAGTTTGGGGATGGGGAGCTGGTATGAAATCCACTGGAATACAAGCAAAGCTTGGGTTCGATGGCTACGAAAATATCAGCCAGATGTTGTTCAAGCGTGGTCCGATGCGTAAGGCGTTTCGTGATGCTGGCCGCATGGTCGCAAAGGCTTCACGAAAAAAGATTGCCAAGCGTGGTAATGGCGGTGGCTACCCCAATCGACAAACAGGACGGATGGCCAAGTCGATCAAGGTACGTCTGGGTTCGGGTGGGTTCTACGCAAAAGTCCAGCACCAGATGCCGACGCCCGCCAGCAAGTGGAATGCTGATCCTAGAAAACAAGGCTTCTATCCGGCGTTCCTGCACTACGGCACAAAGCGCGGTCTGCGCTCCAGGGGAAACTGGATTGCTGATGCGCTGGCGGAGCAGGAGGGTGCCGTTATGCAGCGCCTGCGGGCCTCACTGAACGAGGCCCTGAAATGAAACTGTCCGATGTTGTAGGCCATTTGCGCGCCTACTGCCCGACTTTTGACAGGCGGGTGTTTGTCGCCATCGACTTCAAGTCTGAGCGTGAGCAGGTCAAGGTTGCTGTGCCGGCTTTGGTGGTGATGCCGGCCGACGATGAGGCCAGGCCTCCAATTGCCCAGAACCTGGCCGTGCAGGAGGTTATCGACCGCTTCACGGTTGTGCTGATGATGGCGACGGCGAGCAACGAACGGGGTGATGCAACCGCAGACGCGCTGCATGACCTACGTGCCGAGGTCTGGCGGTCCTTGCTGGGTTGGCGGCCTGGCGATGAGTACGAGCCTATCGAGTACGAGGGCGGAGAAATTATCGACATGAACCGCGCTGTGACGTACTACGGCATGACGTTTTCCGCTGAGCTGACCGTGGGGCATTCAAACGGGTTGCCTGCGGACACCCTCCCTCAAACCTGGCAAGAGTATGAACTGGCGCAGCTCCCGCCTTTGAGGCGCCTAAACATCAGCGTGGATGTGATTGATCCCATCGCAGATCCCAATCTGCAAAAGCCAGGGCCGGATGGCCGGACTGAATTCAAACTTCAAGAGGATGTGTCATGAAGAAAATGTACGTGGTGCCGGTGGAGGGCCGGATGGTGCTGGACCCCGAGCGCGGGGTGGTGCTGACTGGCGACGGCTGGGAAGTCCCCAAAACGCAGTATTGGATGCGGCGCCTGTTCGATGGCGACGTGACGACCAGGCGAGACGATGCCCCGGCAGCGGGCAAAAAGGAGCGTTGACATGGCGGTCAGCATGAATCAAATCCCAAACGATCTGCGTGTGCCGCTGTTCTACGCGGAAATGGACAACAGCCAGGCAAACAGCGGCGCGACGCAACTGCGGCGCCTGCTCATCGGAGCGGTCAATGACGACGTGACCGCCGCACCGGCTCTGCAGCTGCCTTCGTCCTCCGACGAGGTTGCCACGATTGCGGGCCGTGGCTCGATGCTTCACGAAATGCACGTGGCCAGCCGGCGCGTTGACCCCATGGGTGAAATCTGGATCCTGCCGGTCAAGGTCACGGGAGCCAAGGCATCGGGAAAATTTACCGTTGCGGGCACCGCGTCGGCGGCCGGCGTGCTGTCGGCCTATGTGGGCGACGCGCGGGTTGCGGTGACGGTAGCCAGCGGCCAGGCCGCCGCCGATGTGGCTACGGCTCTGGCTGCGGCTATCAATGCGGCGACGCTGGCTGTAACGGCTGCAGCTGCTGCTGGCGTTGTGACCGTGACTGCGAAATTTTCCGGCGAGCTGGGCAATGATTTGCGCCTGGCAGTCAATCTGCGCGGCTCGGCGGGCGGCGAGATTATGCCGTCGGGTCTGACGGTGGCCGTTGCCGCGATGGCGGGCGGCGTAGGAGTGCCAGATCTGGACGTCGCGCTGGCGTTGCTGGGCGATGCGCCGTTCGAGTTCATTACCCATCCGTTCACCGACGCCGGTTCGCTGGCGGCCTTCCAGGCGTTGATGGATGACACCTCTGGTCGCTGGGCATGGCTCAAGAAAATTTACGGACATGTGTACTCGGCCCGGCGCGGCACGATGGGCCAGCTGGTGGCTTTCGGTCGCGGTGCTACCAATGACCAGCATATGACGGTCGCCGCCGTCGAGCCCGAGGCGCCCACGTCGGTGTGGCGGTGGGTCGCGGATTTTGCCGGGCGAACAGCTGTGTTCATTGCGGCGGATCCGGCGCGGCCCACGCAGACGGGCGCGCTGCTCAGTTGCATGCCGGCGCCAGAGGGTCGCCGTTTTGGCCTGCTGGAGAATAACTCGTTGCTGTGGGCGGGTGTGGCCACGTCGTATCACGAGGGCGGGTATCAGCGGATCCAGCGTGCAGTCACGCTGTACCAGAAAAATGCGTTCGGCCAGCCCGATGACAGCTATCTGGACAGCGAGACGATGCACCAGTCTGCGGCGATTCTGCGCCGCCTGGAGGCGGTCATAACCAGCAAGTTTGCGCGTCACAAACTGGCCGACGACGGCACCCGCTTCGGGCCTGGCCAGTCGATTGTCACACCTAAGACCATCCGTGGCGAACTGATCGCCGAGTACGAGCGCATGGAGCGCTTGGGCCTGGTGGAGAACCTGCAACTGTTCGCACGTTATCTGATCGTGGAGCGCGACGAAACAAACCCGAACCGGGTCAATGTTCTGTTCCCGCCTGACTACGTGAACCAGCTGCGCATCGTCGCGCTGCGCAACGAGTTCCGCCTGCAGTATCCCGACACGATGGCGGCATAGCCACCGCGTCACCTTTGATTGAACCCAGGCCCGCCATTGAGCGGGCCTTTTCTTTGGGAGCTGGACATGGGCCAGAAAGTAGCAGGGACCGTCTACGTCAAGGTGGACGGCCAACAGTTGGTGATCACTGGCGGCGTGGAATGCCCCATTGGCGATGTGGTCCGCGAGACCATTGAGGGCGCGCCAGGCTATTTCACCGAGCGCGACCGCGTGCCGTACGTGAAGGTTGAGGCATTGCACACGGCGGATTTCCCGGTCGATGTGATCGCCAACGGCACGGACATGACCGTCCAGGCTGAGTTCCGCAACGGCAAAACCTACGTGCTGACGGGGGCCTACATGGTCGGCGAGACGACCAGCACCGGGGACGACGGCAAAGTCACGTTGGAATTCAACGGTGTTAAGGGGATCTGGCAATGAGCGATGTGAAATTGCTGACGGTGCAGACATTGTCCACCCCTATCAATGCCTACGGCAAAGAGCACACGGAGCTGCGGCTACGTGAGCCGACGGTGGCCGATGTACGGGCGCTGAAGTCGTTGCCCTATTCGTTTGCCTCTGAAGACCCCGTGCCGCGTCCGCTGCTGGATGTGTGCGCGCGGTACATCGCGCGTCTGGGTGAGGTACCCGAGTCGGCGGTGGATCAGCTCGGGATGCAGGACTTTCATACGCTGGCATGGGCGGTAGTCAGTTTTTTTATCAGTCAGGGCTCGGACCCGGCAGCACAGTCTCAGGCCTGATCGATTACGCCTACTCGGCCGCTTATTTCTGGCGGCTGGATCCTTTTGCGGTCATGGATCGGCCGCTGTCCGATGTGTTTGAAATGACCGGCCAGGCGCATCGGGTTGCGAACGAAATGAAGGAGTAGCTATGGCCCGCGAGTTCCAGCTTAAGGCCTTGATCACGGGGGTCGACAAACTGTCGCCCACCCTGCAGAAGGCCCGCGCCAATGCCATGAATTTCCGGCGCGGGCTGCTCAACAGCGGTTTGGGGCAACCCATCAATCTGATGGACGTTGTGAAAGGGGGGGCCATTGCGGCCCCTTTTTTTGCGGGTGCGCGTGCCGCCATCGAGTTTGAGTCTTCGATGGCCGATGTGCGCAAAGTGGTCGATTTTGACACGCCTGAGCAATTCGCTCAGATGGGGCAGGACATCACCAAAATGTCGACCAAGCTGCCGATGGCGGCCAAAGACATTGCCGCCATTGTGGCCGCCGGCGGGCAATCGGGTATTGCGCGGGACGAGCTGCAGGCTTTCGCTCAGGACGCCGTCAAGATGGGTATCGCGTTCGACCAGACGGCGGAGGAATCTGGCGACACGATGGCTAAGTGGCGCACATCGTTCAAGTTGGGTCAGGTCGAGGTGGTGGCGCTGGCCGACAAAATCAATCACCTCTCCAACAACGGGGCGGCGACGGCCCAGCAGATCAGCAATATCGTGACGCGCATCGGGCCGCTGGGTGCGGTAGCCGGCTTGGCGGCTGGCGAGATTGCCGCCATGGGATCGACGCTGGCCGGTGTGGGCGTTGGCCAGGAAGAGGCGGCGACCGGCATTAAAAACTTCATGCTGGCCATGACCTCGGGACGAGCGGCCACCAAGACGCAGCAGCAGGTCTTCAAGGCACTTCGGCTGAATGCTGAGCAGATCTCGGTGGGAATGCAAAAGGACGCCAAGGGCACGATGCTCAAGGTATTGACGGCCATCAGTAAAGTCGATGCGTCCAAGCAGGCTGGTGTGTTGCAGCAGTTGTTCGGCAAGGAATCCATTACGGCCATTGCGCCGATGCTGGATAACCTTGGGCTGCTCAAAAAGAACTTTGAGCTGGTGGCGGACGCAACTGAGTACGCCGGCTCCATGGAAAAAGAGTACGCCGCCCGATCAAAAACCACGGCCAATAATATCCAGTTGCTGTGGAATCGCGTCACGGCGCTGGGCATGGCGATTGGCAACGTCCTGTTGCCGCCGATCAATTCGTTCATTGCCTATGTCGGACCAATGATTGATCAAGTCACCGCGTTGGCGCAGGCCAATCCGTGGTTGATCAAGGGGCTGGTGGGTGCTGCTGCGGCATTCGTGGGCATGCGGCTGGCTGTGGTCGGGGTGACCTGGGCAATCAAGATCATGTCCGGCGTCATGACGATGTCGCCGCTGGGCATGCTCATACGGGGTATAGCCCTGGCAGCAGGGTTCCTGATCGCCAACTGGGAGCCAGTCAGCGCGTGGTTTAAAAACCTGTGGGCGAAGGTTCAAGCTCCAGCGCAGGCGGCATGGGACTGGCTCAAGAATGTATTTCTGAACTGGCATCCTCTGGGTTTGATTATCAAGAACTGGGAGCCGATCACAGCCTGGTTTGTTGGGCTGTGGGCGCAAGTCCAGGCGCCAGCCCAGGCGATCTGGGACTGGATGCAGGGCGCATTCCTGAACTGGAGCCCACTGGGAATCATCATCAAGAACTGGGAGCCGATTGTGGCCTGGTTCAAGGATTTGTGGGATCGAGTATCGGGGTTTATCGAACCCATCATGAAGGGGGTCGATGCTGCCAAGGGCGCGGCCGCCTCCGTGGGCGAGTCGGTTTCAAACACCTGGGATAGCGGCATGGGCTGGTTGAAAAACGCCGTTGGACTGGGCGATGAGGCACCGGCAAAGCCTGCGCCGGCGCTGGCAGCGCCAGGTCGAGAGACGCGCCTGGATGGGGAAATGGTAATCCGGTTTGAGAATGCGCCGGCTGGCATGAGGGCAGAGCCAGCGCGCACCAATCAACCAGGCCTGAACGTCCGTCAGGACATTGGCCTGCGGTCAATGGCAGGAGCGAGCGGATGAGCTGGCGAGATCAAAAACAGGCCGCCTCATTTCGTGGGGTGGCGTTCGAGGTATTGCGGGACTCGGCGCCTGCTGGGCAGCGCACGCAGGTGCATGAGTATCCCCAGCGCGATACCCCGCTGGTGGAGGCGCTGGGCAAGCGCACCAAGGAGATCCGTGTCACGGCGTTTGTCGCGGGGGATGACTGTCTGAGCCAGCGTGACGCGCTGCTGGAGGTGATCGAGCAGCCGGGTTCTGGTGAGCTGATCCTGCCCTGGACCGGCAGCATCACCGCCACGTGCATCGACTGCACCTATCAGCACGACCGGCGCACGCAGGGAATGGTGCAGTTTGAGCTGGTGTTTGTGGAAGGGGAGGCCGAACCATCCTATCCGGTGGCCGGCGCCGATGCGGCGTCCACACTGAACAGTGCCGCCGATGCCGTGCAGATGTCTGCACTGGAGCGTTTCACGGCGGCGCTGGAGGGCATCGACCTGTCGCAGATCAGCCTGGACGCGGTATTGACGCCCATCGGGCAGGTGCTGGAGGTTGTTCAGGACGTGTATGGCTCGGTGTCCGGCGTGCTGGGATCCGCCCAGCGTGTTTTTGATTCGGTCATGGCAGGACCCGGGGCATTCGCCCATGCGGTGTTCGGCATCATCGGTGGTGCGCGTTCGCTATTTGGCGGGTTCTACTCACGCGCCCAGGGCGTCATGTCGCTGTTTGGACTGGCCGACCGTGCCGATGCGGTGCAGCGCCTGGGCGGCACGCTCCTGCCCAGCGGCGCGGCCAATCGGGTGTTTGTGGCGGCGGTGCGCTCGCTGGTTCAGGATGCGGTGGCGGTCGATGCCGTGCGGGGTGCGAGTGAATTGCCGTCCAAAACCATCAGCGTTACCCGTGCCGGGCAGGTGGCCGTGGATGGGTTGAAACAGGGCGGGGTTGCGGTGGACTCGGGGACGCTGGGTCAGGTGGTGGATGGGCTGACGGGCGTTGATCGCGTGGAGCTGCCGGTGGCAGACGACGTTCTGCAGGTGCGCGATGGCATATCGGAATCGCTCTGGGCCTTGCCGAGCAGTCACCAACGACGCATTACGAGGTGATCGCCCAGGCCCGCGTTGCCGCTACCCGGCATTTGACTGCCGTGGCGCGTCAGGGCGATGTGTTGACGCGCTACAGCAATCCGGCGCCCATACCGGCGCTGGTGCTGGCGTATCGACGTTATGGGGACGCGGCCAGGGTGGGGGACATCGTTGCGCGTAACGGCGTGCGCCATCCTGGGTTTGTGCCTGCCGCTGAATTGCTATTGCCAAGGGGCTGAGATGACAGCAGAGGACATGAACCGCGTGACCCTGGTGGCGGACGGCATGGAGTACGGAGGCTGGAAATCGGTTGAGATTACAGCCGGCATCGAGCAGCAGGCACGGGATTTCAGGCTGGGAGTGACCTGGCGCTGGCCCGGTAGCGGCGAGGCACCCGCGCGGATTCGCCACGGGCTCACGCTGCGAGGTCAGGATAGGCCCGGACTTGGTGTTGACGGGCTATGCCTATGCCACCCCTATCGAGTACGACGCACGACAGATCACGGTCGGCGTTGCTGGGCGCTCTTTGACCTCGGACCTGGTCGATTGCAGCGCGGCCCGTGGGCAGTGGCGCGGCCAGACCGTGGCGGCAGTTGTCGCTGCCTGGCTGCGCCCTACGGCCTGAGCGTGGTTGACCAGGCCGGGGATGGGCTGATGATAACGGACCATCAAACGGAGCCGGGGGGAGACGGTTTTTGCCTCGATTGACCGGCTGCTGGAGCAATCGGCGCTGCTCTCCACGGACGATGCCCACGGACGCGTGGTGCTGGCGGCGCTGGGATCGGCGGGTCGCGCGACCGATGCGATTGAGTTGGGCGTGAATGTGTTGGGAGCATCGGCACCGCTGGACTTTTCAGGCGTGTATTCAACGTACGAGTGCATTGGTCAGCAAGCCGGCACCGATGAGGCGTTCGGTGTCGAGGCGGCCGAGGTGCAGAGCGTGGCGGGGGATGATCGTGTAGACCGCTATCGGAATCTGACCGTGCAACCGCAAGGTCAGGTCAGCGCTGCCATCGCCGCCAAACGCGCCGCCTGGGAGCGCGAGAGCCGGATGGGGCGAGCTTTGGCAACGGACTATGAGCTGCAGGGCTGGCGTCAAAGCGACGGGCGGCTCTGGCTGCCCAATATGTTCGTGCCGGTGCGCGACGCCATGATCGGGTTCGACAGGGAGATGCTGATTGGCAAGGTGATTTACACGCTTGATGAGCGCGGCAGACGCGTCTCGTTGCGGGTGGCGCCGCCTGGTGCGTACTCGCCTGAGCCCAAGGCGCCGAAAAAGCAGAAGAAGGGCAGGAAGGGCGGCGATGCGTTCGAGTACCTGTTGCCAGCTGACTGGGACAAATCATGAAAATTTTGAACTTTATTGCGCGTGGCACGCTGTCGCTGGTCGATGCGGCTCGCAAGCTGCAGGGACTGCAGGTGCGCCTGACAGCCGGCGAGGTGAAAGACGGTGTGGAGCACGTGGAGCCGTACGGGTTCACGTCGCACCCGCTTCAGGGCGCGGAGGCAGTGCTGGGGTTTATCGGCGGCAACCGCTCCCATTGCGTGGCGTTCATTGTGACGGACCGGCGATACCGGCCCGTGGGCTTGCAGCCCGGCGAGGTTTGCTTGTTCACCCATGAGGGGGACGAGATCCGCTTCAAGCAGGGCAGGGTGATCAGCATCACTGCCGGCGCCAAGATTGAAGTCACCGCTCCAAAGGCGGTTTTTAATTGCTCGACCAGCGTCACGCTCAATACCCCCAAGGTGATCGCCACCGGGGATATTGAAGCGGCCGGCGAGATACGCGACGGCGTCGGCACGATGAGCGCGATGCGGAGCACGTACAACGGACACAACCACCCCGAAAACGACAACGGCGGGCCAACTGATAAACCCAATCAGAGGATGGAATGAGCATTCGCAATTTATTGGCCTCGGCGGATCAGTTGGAGCGGGCGGTTGTGATCAGTCTGTTTACCTGGCGACGCGCTGAACCGTCGGATCCGGTTGATGACGATGAACGCCACGGCTACTGGGGGGACGCCTACCCGGACAAGCCCCAGGATCGCATTGGCTCCAGGCTGTGGTTGCTGCGGCGCCGTTCGCTCACCGGGGAGACCATGCAGGATGTCCAGCGGTATGCCGACGAGGCGCTGGCCTGGATGGTAGAGGATGGCGTCGCGCAGCGGGCTGTGGCCCGCTTTGAGCGCCAGGGTGCAACGCGCCTTGATCTATACGTGACGTTGACCCTGGACGAGGGACAACGACAAATGCAATTTGACGATGTGCTGGGGGTGATCAATGCCATTTGAAATTCCAACACTGCCGGCCTTGGTGCAGCGTGCTGGCGAGGATTTGGCGCGGGCAGGGGTGGATGGGGTGCTGCGTCGTTCTGATAGCGCAGTCCTGGCCCGCGTGATGGCGGCCGGTGCCTTTGGTCTGTACGGCCTACTCGCCTGGCAGTCCAAGCAGATCCTGCCGGACTCCTGCGATGAAGACATGCTGGCGCGCTGGGCTGGCCTCAAGGATGTGCCGCGTACGCCTGCGACGTCGGCGCAGGGTGCCATAGAAGCAACTGGGGCTGACGGCGTTTTTGTCCCAACTGGCATGCTCTGGCAGACGCGGGCCGGCGTGCAGGTGCGCGTGACGCAGGACACCCTGTTGTCTGGCGTCACGCGTGTACCTGTTGAGGCCATCGTTCCAGGGGCTGCGGGCAATTTGGTGGCGGGCACGCAACTGGTAGCTATCTCCCCGGCGCCTGGCGTTACTGATCGGGCGGTGGTCGAGGCCTCCGGCCTGGGCGGCGGGACGGATCTGGAGCTGCTGGAGCGCTGGCGGCGACGAGTTGTGCGGGCGTTTCGCATTCAGCCTCACGGCGGTGATCCGGACGACTATGTCACCTGGGCGCTGGAGGTTCCTGGGATCACGCGGGCATGGGTGCGGCGGGCCTGGCTCGGTCCGGGGACGGTCGGCGTGTTTGTTGTTCGTGATGATGACGACAACATTGTCCCGGATGCGGCCGAGCTGGCGGCGGTGCTGGCCCACATTCAAAGTAAGCGACCGGTGACAGCAGAGATTCATGTGTTGGCGCCCACGCTGTTGCCCGTGAATTACCAGATCCAACTGTTTCCCGATGGTGATGCGCTGCGGGGCAAAGTCGAAGAGGCTCTGCGCGAGCTGTATATGGCGGAGGCTGATCTGGGAACGCGTCTGTACCGCACACATGTGGCGGCCACCATCAGCAACGTTCCAGGCGAAACGGATCACAAACTGCTCTCTCCGGCCGCCGACGTTGTGCCCCAGCCGCAGGAGCTGCCGGTGTTTGGGGAGCTGACATGGGTGTGAGAACGGCGCAGGACTATCGGATGCAGCTGCAGCAGCTACTGCCCCCTGGGCCAGCCTGGGATCCTGAGCTGTATCCGATGCCGGCGATTGTGGCTGATGCCATTGCTGCCGAGCTGGCGCGGGTCGATGCACGGGCGGCTGATCTGCTTTCTGAAATGTTCCCCGGCACGCTGCGCGAGCTGCTGTCCGATTGGGAACGCGTCATGGGTTTGCCCGACGAGTGCCAGGGAAATACGGCCTCTCCGAGCGGGCGGCTGCGCGAAGTACTGCGGCGTTTCTCGGATGCCGGGCGACAGGATCCTCTCTACTTTCAGGAGATGGCGCAGCGCCTGGGCTACCCCGAGGCGCGGGTGATTGAGTGGCGTACGCCGCGATTTGGCCTGGCCCGCTTCGGCAGCAGCCAGTTCGGCAGTTGGGATTGCCAATTTGTGTGGGTGGTCCAGTTGGGCGCACTGCGCGCCAAAGAGCCGATTTTCGGTAACGCCCAATTTGGCGACCGATTCGGCGCCAACGAGACCGACATTGTCGAGTGCGTGATTCGACGCTACGCGCCGGCGCACACGGTCGTGTTTTTTGATTATTCCTAGGAGCTGACATGCTGGACAGACTCCGAGGACGTGCCGACATTCGGCAATGGCCAATTCGGTAATAAATTTTAGTGGAGAGTACAGATGGATTACCCCAAAAGTTTGCCGGGCATTGGGTTGGTGGGTGGAAAGTTTGCTGATGCTAATGCCGCAACGGGCGCGGCCGGATCCTGGATTTCGGCAGTATGGGCAAATAGCGTGATGGACGAGCTGTTGAATGTGATCACCGCAGCAGGCATTGACCCCAGTGAAGCCGATAACGGCCAGATACTCAAAGCGATGCGTGCCCTGGCTATGCCAATTTATGCGACGGCGCCGGCCACAAACGTCGGCCCGCTGGTGTATGTCATCGACCGTCAGCAGATCCTGCATTGGCAAACCGTGGGCACGTTTACCGGCTATGTCAGCCCTGATGTTGGCCGGTTCGTGTGGGGTACATCCGTCACGGCACGACCGGATGAGGTGGATCTGATCGGGCAGACGGTGGACCGCACGAATGCGCGATTCCGGGCATTGATTGCCTGGGCCGAGGTCAACGGCCATATGATTGCCTCTGGGGCCTGGGCTGCCGGCACATTTAAGTTTTCGGTGATCTCCGGCAACAACGTGCGGCTCCCCGATTTGCGCAACCAGTTCATCCGCGCGACCGGAACTGACGCTGACACTGCAAATGCAAGAGCATTGGGTTCTGTGCAGTCTGATGCATTACGCAGACATAGCCACATGGTGAATTTTCGTACGAACGGCGACGCCTCTTCCGGAGAAATACACGACGTCTTAAAAACTGGTGGCGGCTATCAGCAGCCCACATCAGCTGACGGCGGCTCTGAAACGCGACCGATCAACGTATCGCTGCACCCCCGCATTCAGATTTGAATTCGTGGGTGCAGCGCGGTGTTGACAGGGCGATTTTCAGTCGATGTTGGAACAACTCGCGCAGCATCAAACGTCAAGACTGTGCCCATGTTGTTAGAACCTCCAGCTGAAACACCTGCACGATACTCTGCGCTGAACGCGCCTGTTGCGCCGCCCCACGAGTTGCTTTGATCTCTCCATGCAGCATTGCCGTAAGTACCTTTAATGTTTCGGATAGCGTCGTCTTGCAAACTGCCCAATGCTCGCGCATTTGCAGCGAGGTGGTTACTCCACTGCAAATGCGAGAGCGTTGGGTAGTTCGCAGGATTCAACAACAGTCGCGGGCACGCCCACGTCAGCTACCAGCGGGACGCTGTCTACAACTCGGATCATCGGACACGACGGGTTGCGAGGCACGTCTGGAACGGCATTTGGTGCTGCAGGAACGCTCGGCGCAAACGGTAGTGGAAACTACGCAATCAGGCCGGACAATACAGCCCTGCACCCACGAATTCAGATTTGAATCCTGGGATGCAGCGCGGTATTTCCTGGTCGGGTTTCGGCTCCACCGTCAACAGTAGTAGGGCCGGAGTAATTACCTGTTGTACCCGTTTTTAAAACGTCATGAGTGCTCCCCGACGACGCGTCGCCGTTCGCCCGGAAATAAACGCTGTGACCATGCCTGCGTAGCGCGTCGCCTTGGACAGAACCGAGTGCCCGTGCATTTGCAGCGAGGTGGTTACTCCACTGCAAATGCGAGGGGCTTGGGCTCAGCACAGAGCGATGCATTGCGATCCCACGCGCATGCCTATGGTGGAACCGTTGCTATAAATACTGGCTCTCAACAAAACGTCATTACAGGAATCGGAGCAGCTGCAAGCACTGGATCGACCGGGGGTAGCGAAACACGTCCCAGCAATGTTGCTCTACACCCGCGCATTCAAATTTGAATCCGGGGGTAAAAAGCTACGTTAATTGGACGTGTTTCGGTGCCGCCTGTGGCTGTTGTTGCCCAGCGCGATGCGCCGCTGCCGGGAACGCCATAGGACGATCCCGTTGAGCCTGCAATTGTTCCGACCGTGTCATGAGTGTGTGAACGGAAAGCGTCGCCCTGGACGCTTCCCAAGAGTCTCGCATTTGCAGAGGGATGGCCACCTCGCTGCAAATGCGCGAGTACTGGGTAGTGCTCAGACAGATGCTGTTCAGCGTCAAACTGGCGCTATAGAAAAAGTCCAGTTGGCCGACGGCGGGGGAAGCCCTTCCGGCGTTTTTCGGTTGTCACAATGGAACAGGTTTGGCGCATACACAACCTCGGCGGACCCATCAGGGCAAGCCTTGCACAATATCGATTTTGACTCAGGACGAGTGACACGCTCTTCTCTGGAAACCCGATCCACAAACGTTGCGCTCCACGCCCGGATTCAAATTTGAACGCGCGGGTGAAACGCTACGTTAACAGGACGCGACTCCTTACCTCCTGCGGTGCTGACCTGCATGAGTGAGGAGCCATAAATGAACGTGCCACCAGCTCCACCGCCTGTTTGCAGGTTGCTAATTGTCGATGCAGGGAAATCGTGGGCGTGGGGTTTATTCGCGTCGATCTGCGCGCTCCCCAGTACCCGCGCATTTGCAGTCCCATAACCACTTTTTCTTTTTTCAATCAGCCACGCATGTGGCCAGGAGTTTTTGTATGTCGAATTTTCAAACCGATTCCCTGGGCGTGCTCAACGGCCAGTCTCCCTATGCTGAAAAAGGTTTCGGCGACGTGGCCGTGGCGCCGCCTGCCGACATCCCGGCGGGCCAGGTGGCGCGCTGGGTCTCCACAGTTGATCGGTACGCGCTCGAATATGGCGATGCCGGCACCGGCGCTTGGGAGCTGGTGGATGACAACCGGCAGGCAACGCTGTACACGGCCGACGGCGAATACAGTCTGGGCACAGTGCACAACGGGCAGGAATACGACGGCCTGGGCCCGCTGCCTGCCTGGCTCAGCACCGATGCACCGGCGGCGCCAGAACCCACACTGAGTGATCTGCGCGAGCTGCAGTTGGCCCAGGTGAATGCAGGGTTTGAGCTGGCGGCCGTCGCCCTGACCACGGGTTACCCCGAGGCCGAGCGCTTGACTTGGCCAGTCCAGCAGGCCGAGGCACTGGCGTGGGCCGCAGACCAGACCGCGCCCACTCCCTATCTGGACGGCCTGGCCGCTGCCCGGGGCATCGCTGTCGAGGATATGCGACAGAAAACTCTGGATCAGGCGCAACTGTTCCTGCGGTCGAGCCAGCAACTGGTCGGTACGCGCCAGCGGCTGCGGGACCAGATCTATGCCGCAAAGACCGCCAAAGCCGTTAAAGCCGTCGTCTGGCCGGAATCAGGCGGCCAAGCGTAGCTGCTCAGCCTGCGCGCGGCCCAGCTTGCTACGCATGAGTTTCTGCGCGAGATCTCGCCCGCGCGGATGGAAATACCGCTGCAGCATGCGGGTGTCCCGATGCCCAGTGACTTTGGCCAGCTCATGCGCGGGGAATACGTCGGCCAGCCTGGACGTGGCTTCATGCCGCAGGTCGTGCAGGCGCAGGTCCAGGAAATAGGCGCGCACGGGGCGGCGGCCGTACTGCCGGCATAGGGCGCCATAGGCGCGGCGCGCGCGCTCACGGGCGCGGGCAAATGCCCGGCTGACGGATCCCGCTGATACGTCGAATATGCGGCCGCGCAGCGGTTTGCCGACGAGCCATTTACGCAGCGCGTCGCGGGCGAATGGCGTCAGCGGGACATACCGGGTATCGCCGTTTTTGGTGTCCTGCAGCGTGATGACGCCGTGGGTCAGGTCGATCTGTTCGCGGGTCAGCGTGACGATTTCCGAGCGGCGCATGCCGGTCTCAACGGCCAGCGCCACTATTGTGGGTAGACATTCCGAGCGGGTGTGTTTCAGGATCCAGTCGATCTCGGAGCGCGGACATTCGTCGGGGCTCACGCCGTATAGACGGATCTGGGTGAACAGGCGGCGATCGCGCGCATCGTTGACGGCCGGCCGCCGCACCAACTGGACGGGGTTGGCCAGCCAGCTGTAGCCCCAGTCTTTGCGGGCTACCGTGTAGAGATGCGACAGCAGAGCCATGCGCCGGTTCACCGTCGCTGGCGCCCGCTCCTGCATCCAGTCATCGCGGATGCGCTGCAGATCCTGCTGTGTGATCCTGGCCAGGTTGCGGCCGGCGAGCAGCGTGCCGGTCCAGGCGCGAACCAGGGATCGTTCCTGATACGCGGATTTTTTTAGGGTCGACACCTCCAGCAGGTAGCGTTCCATGGCCTCGGCGAGGGTGGGGCAGGAGCGGGATAGACGGCGCTGGCGGGAGGCGTTCATAGGTAAATCTGCGTTGTAGGCCGTACAGACAATTGTTTCAACTGTGGATTTTTACAGCCGCCAGCAAGGCGGCATATTTTTTGGGGAGAGGAAATGGAGCCGACATCAAGCGCAGTATCGGCGGGAGTGGCGATGGGAGCGGTGGCGGCAACGTCGCTGCTGCCAGGCGTGAATGGGGATGCGCTGATCGGGGCATTCGCTGGGGCCGTAGTGTTCGCGCTGCAGGCCAAGGAGCTGGGGCTGCTCAAACGGATGGCGTACATGCTGATCTCGATCCTGATCGGCTACCTGGGCGCCGGGGAGGTCATGACGCACACGGGGCTGCGGAGCTGGACCCTGGCGGCGTTCGGGCTGTCGGCAACGGTCGTCACCCTGGCGCTGGCCGGCATCGACAAAATCAAATCGTTCGACATCACCAGCATTTTCAAACGGGGGTCATAGCATGCTCGTTTCGATATTCACGCTCATTGCCGTGCTGGCTAACGTGGCCACGGCGGGCCGGCTGATCTGCTATCGCCGTGGCTGCGCCAGGTTCCGCCGCGGGATCTCGTTTCTGGCGTACGTGTTGATCGTCTGCTCAGGCGGCCAGGCGCTGGACGCGCTTTTCAACCACAACCCCGCTACGCCCTGGGAGGCCGGGTTTGCGGCGGTAATAGCGGTGCTGGTATGGCGCGCGCGGGGCAACGTGGCCTGCATTGTGCGGGTCGCACACGACTAAAGGAAAGACATGCAAAAACTCATCGAAGTTATCACGGGCCTGCTGGCTCTTTTTTTTCGTCCGCAGAAAACGGAGCAGGCTACATCAGAGCCCGAGAAGGCCGCGCCTACCGGCGTGTCCCCTGACGGCTTCGCCATCCTGCAGTATTTCGAGAGCTGCCGCTTGGAGGCCTATTGGGATGCTGACGGCAAAGTATGGACCATCGGCTGGGGTGACACGGGGCCAGACGTGGTGAAAGGCTTACGCATCACCCAGGCCGAGGCCGACGAACGATTACGGCGTCGGCTGGCCCGCGAGTTCGTGCCTGGAGTTCTGAAAGCCCTGACTCGTCCAGCGACCCAAGCTCAGCTCGATGCCATGGTGGATCTAGCTTACAACATCGGCGTCTCTGCATTTCAAGGCTCTACGCTGGTACGTCTATTCAATGCCGGTGACTTCACTGGTGCTGCGGAACAGTTCCCGCGCTGGAACAGGTCAGGTGGCAAGGTGCTGCTGGGGTTGCGCCGTCGTCGCGCTGCAGATCGCGCTCGTTTTTTGGGTGCATCCGGGGCGGAGGCAATCAAGATAGGGGCGGCTATCCAATGATCGAATTCATTATTCGCCAGGCCTGGCCCTACGTGTTGGGTTTGCTGGCCCTTGTCGCCGGTTGGCTCACGGCCAAACGAGCAGGGCGGCAGGAAGGGCACCGTGAGGCTGAGCAGAAACAACATGAGGCGGATCTGTCCGCCGTGGAGGTATCAAGAGATGCGTCTGAAAAGATTGAGCGTCTGGACGATAATGCTGTGCGTGATCGCGCTCGCAAGCGGATGCGGGACCGTCAGGGGCGGTAGCTATTGCGGCGCTGCTCAGCGTCCTTTTCAATGGCGCTCAGACGCTGAGATCGACGCCACGCCTATCAGGGTGCTGCGCTACGTGGAAACAGCGGCTGAAACTTGGGTGCGGCTGTGCCGGAAATAAAAAAGGGCCGGGAGACCGGCCCTTGGCTGCCTTTTCGGCAGAAGATCTATGCTATGCGAGACAAAACATAGTTTTCTAAGCTGCTTATTCAGCAGCGACTGATTAACAAAGGTATGATTTTCTAAGCTGCCTGTACGGCAGTGGGTTTAGATTATCACAACTCCCGCTCTTTCGGTGTGCTGTATCGTTTTCTAGCGTCATTCCACGGCCCGGTGTTGCTTTTAGTCGGAAGTCCCTGGCGTTGAACCCAAGCGGGAAAATCTTGGGCAATTTCAGCAACTCGAACGCGATCGTCTGCTCGTATATATTCTCCGCGTCGAAGCAGTGCTTTGATATATAGCACGTACTCGCGATCAGCCTTCGGCGGTGTCATTATGTTTTCAACAGTTTTTTCAACTGATTTGTATGTCACGCTAGACTTAGCCGCACCTTTACTTAGTCGCTCTCGTAGCTCGTTAGACGCCGCTGCTATTATTTGCGATAGCTGCAAGTCAGATAAATGCCGAAATTTCTCGTTCATGCAGAATGCCCCGGAAGTCGCTGCACATCAAGACGATGCAAAAGCAGATGCCAAGCCGCGAAGCTTATTGCTTGTCTGTTTTTAGCGTCATCACTAGCTGTGTATTTTCTGAAGTTTGTCGCAGACATCCCGACTAACTGAGCAATCTCAGCGCCAGATTTTCCAGAAAAACTTCCCTCTCCAACCAGGTGGCGAAGCTCCCAGCTCGTCGGCGCGCGCCACGACTCCGGCTCGATAGAAAAAATCTCGCCCGGCAATAAGCCGACAATCCATCCCAAGCGAAGCTGGCGCTCTTTGATCTCAGTATCGTCCGGAATTTCAGCATGAGCTGCTTTGAGTCGGTCAAATTCGGCTTCGCTCATCGGGGCATTGATCTGGCCATCAACAATAATCCATGTTGGATACCGATCATCTATCAAGCCCGACGATAAGCCAGGTATCGGCGCTCTGACAGTAAAACTATCTATCACCCTGCCGATGCCGCCTGTTGTTTCTGTTGATGTCACGAGTCGTGCAATGCTTGCATCGCGTTTGTTGACGCGGGCTATTTGCGGTTGATGTTGCCCAATAAAACTCGATCGATAGCTGCTAAACGCTTCAACAATAGCTGTCTTGGGCTCTCCAGTTGGCAACACTTTTTCAGCAAGCTGATCGCCACCGTAGTTCATGTGCCACCGAACTGACTGGTGGCCATGGATAAACAGCTTCTCGGAAGTCTCGAAACTAAATGGGCCATATTTGAACTCACTCAT